ACCAGCTTGTTTACCTAGTTCTCCGACTTTAGCCCATACAGGATGAGAACCATCCCAATCAGGCTTACCATTGACCAAAGGTACGACATCAACAGCACAACGCCAGTTATGCCAAGAATCACCAGCTTTAGCATTGGTAACCACCTTTCCTGCCGTAGTCCTACCTTGTTCGTATAAAGCCTGTTGGGATTCATTATCACGGTAGGTAGAAGTCACTAACAAGTCTATGTTGTTATCCTTGCACAAACTAAGAAAGTGCTTTACACGCTCTTTTGCTGGTAAAATCAGGTCATCTAGGGATCGGCTGTTAATCATTTTTTTAGGTTAGCCATGATGCGTGTACCGAATAAGAAACCAAAAGCAATGTTAGCCGCTTCAATTCCAATTCTTTGAATTTCAGGGGTAACCGATAAAAACAATGTACCGATACCTACGACAATGACAAACAATGCCCCTAAATAGCGACTAGATGCCCTCAGATCAATTACCCATTGGCTAGGTGTACCGTAGGGGTTGTCTAACTGTGCAATGGCTTGTAGCTTGTTTATTTCGTTTTGGTCTAACTTAATCTGCTCATCCACAGAAATAGGTTTTACACCGCCCGTAACCATTCCAATTAAACTTTTAATCCCGTCTATTCCTACGGGGACTAAAGCACCAATGATGGTTTCTAGGATCATTTACTTGAAAAGTAGTGTGCTATAAAGCCAATGATGGAACTAATGCCTGATACCACCATCATTCCAACCCAAAACCCACCCCTGCCTTTATTAGCTAAAGCAAGTAATTCTTCCATGCCTTCTTCTAGCTTATCTACTTTTTGAGTTAATTGGTCAACCTTTTCCCAAAGCTGGCCGTATTTAACGGGGTCGATTTCAAAAGACATATTAGCCAATCAATGATTTAACTTCGTCTTGGGTTAAACCTAATGCGGCTAGTTTAGCTAGTGCAGAAGCCTTTGTATCAATGACTGCTTGTGCATCAGCTTGTGCTTGTGCAGTTACCGCTTGTAGGTCATAAGCTACTTCATTGCCGTTAGCATTGTAAGCAATATCGCCACGAATAGTAACTACTAAATGGTTTAATTTAAAAATTGCATTGTGTAAATTAATCATCCTGCAATTTCCATAAGAGTAATTGTTGAAGTGTATCCTGAATCATTAAAATATGCAGTACCGCTAGAACTTGCTGCGTAATAAACTGTGTAAGTTGTTGACGATGTTGTTGCTGGAGAATCTAAAAATGAAATGGTTAATGGTGTATCAGAATTGCTTGTTATTGATGAAAAATTAGTTGAGGCTAAATTTGTACTATTTTTAAAAATTGTATATCTTGAAGTTGCAGCAACACTTGCTGAACCAACACCAGCAACCAATATCAATATTTTACTGGTAGAAAATTTAGGTGTAATTGATGCGGCTAGTGTGGTTGAAACATAGGTTGTAGATGTTGTAGATACCAAAGAATTTAAAGTAGCATTAACTACTTGCAATACGTTACCAGCACTAGCTTGTGTAGTAGCGTTGTTAAATGTTAGACCATTAGTCCCATCAATAATCATTGACATTATTCATTCTCCGCTGGTAATGGTGTATTGCCTTCAGCTACCCATTTTAGGTAGGCTTGGTAGTCTGTGTTGGCTGGGTCAAAAGGGATGCAAGCACCATCGGATAAACGCTGTATAAATGCAACTTTGTTTGTTATTGAATCTTTAAATAATTTGTACATTTATAGCTCCGCACTAAAAGTAATATACCCTGAATTATTGGAGTAAATAACGATTGCTCCACTAGCACTAGCTAATGCTTGAAATGCCCATGTTTTGTCATTTGCACTTAAAACAAATGGTTGACCGCAATTAGTTACAGCAAAAGTTCCTGCTATTGTTGCAGTAGGAGCAGCCCTAAGTTGAACAGGATACATATATTGATTTGCTAAATAACTTCCGCTAGTCATATATCCACGATAGGCAATAGCGTTTACATCTGCACTTGCAGTTGGTAAGCCTATTTGTTGATAATACCTTTGGCAGTTAGCTAGGCTAGTCTGATAATTAACATACTCAAATCCAGTAGCACTACTTCCTACTTCTAGTTGAACACCAGTAATGTAGAAAGTTGCTCCGTTTGTACCTACTACGGATGTTGCTCCTGTGGCTGAATAATAAGTAGAACCCGACCATGTGCCAGCAGTACCACTAACTGTAGAACCATTACCAAGACCAAAAGAAACAAACATTCCATTTCCGTTTGTAGTAAGCCAAGTTCCCGTAGTATCTCCAGCAATAGTTACGTTAATGGTAGTCCAAGTATTTGCTATAGGGATTGAATAAGTAAATGGATAGCTTCTATTTTGTGCAGAATTTCTAATTGAACCGCCAAAAGTTCCTGTAAGGCTTGAATAAACTTGAAAAGACAAAGTTACAGTTTTAGCGTTAGCTGTTCCCCAACCTAAATCGGCAACATTAAATCCTTCAATAAGTTGATTTAAAATAAATATTTCTGATGAACCTACTGAATAAGCAGAAGATGAAGTAATGCCAAGATAATTAGTAAAACCTACAGGCGGTGTTACAGAACCAGCATTTTGTTGAATTGTAAATTTACTTGCTTGGCTTGCGTAATAGTTCCATCTATCTAATGTATAAGTGTATGTAGTTGCCACATTAGTAACACTGGCACCAGCATTTCTTTGGTCAATAACCATCGCACCATTGATAATGCGATTTTTCATTAAAGACGCATCACCAGCACCTAGATTAGAGCCAGCTACGCTTGTTCCGATTACATCGGCATTTACTGTTCCGTAAGCCATTATGCTAATTCCTCATCTGTTGGTTTAGCTAGTGTAGGATGATTCCAAGAAGCTATGTAATCGCCTTTGCCGTCTGAATCGTTTTGTAGTGTGATTACAGTTAGGAAATCCTGTTGTGTAAGGCTTGGATATAAAGCCATTATTTTGTCGTATAAAGTCATTATGATGTCCTCACCATTGCCGCTTGGAAAAAAGAACCACTTACTGTAGAACTTGTTAAACCACCAGCACCCATATACACATAACCTTCAACATAATCACTTGTTCCATTTAAAAAAATTAAAGCAGTTACCATTGTTGAATATGTTGAAACTGGTCCAACGCCATTTTTAAATGCAGAACCATTTTTATAAATTATTGTTTGAATATCTGTAGCTATTGATGTCTTTTGTACGCACAAATTAACTTGATAATAACCAGCTACAGTTGGAGTAAAACGATAATTGGTAGCATTATCATAATTTGAATTGGTGTCAAATTCTTCAGTATTAAATTGTACTTTAGTAAAAGTTGCGGCAGAAATACTTTGATTTGTATTAATGTAAGCACTGAACGCTGGCATATTACCTGACACCATTACTGTGCCAGTAGCGGCTGGTAATGTAGCAGTATTTGTTCCTGATACGGCTGGGGCAGATAGCGTAATACTTCCGCTGGTATCGCCTGAAATTACGACTGAGGACATATTATTTTTCCTTTAATTTCGTCTATTTTACAAGATAACCCAGCGTTGTCCAGTTGGAATCGTGACCGCAACACCGCTATTTAAGGTAATAGGGCCAACACTTTCCGCATTTTTACCCGTAGTTAAAGTGTAGTTTGTAGTCACAATTACGCTATTTTCTACAAATACTTGATCTCCACCACCACCAGTTGCACCACCACCTACTTGACCCCAGCCACTTGCTGTGTAACCTTCAAATGTGCCAAATGTATTGTTGTAACGAATCATGCCCGTTGCTGGGCTTGCAGAACGTTGTGCTTGAGTTCCACTAGGAATCTGAATTTGACCTGTTCCACCAAATACAACTACATCAGTAGAACTGATTAAAGCACCTGTAATGGGGGTTTGACCGTCAGAAGCAATAGAACCTGACATAGCTGTAGCTAAGTCTGTCAGCGTAGTATTAGCCCATGTGCTAGATATAGTTGTACCTGTAACTACTGGATTACCAGCAGGTAGGGTATAAGTACCCGATCCGTTTCTACTCATTTGATTGTCCTCTTATAGCGTTTACTGCGTTAACACCGCCTTGTGTAAATAATAATTTAGCTAGGTTTGATTGTTCGGTTGGCAATTGTGCTTCTAATGGTTGTTTTCCAGCCAATTTCATTAAAGCGGCCGCTTTTCTAGGATCAAGCAAAGTTTCAGCCATTTCATTTGTTAACCGTTTATTCATGCTTCCGTAAGCCACATCTTTAACTCTAGCCGCAATATTTCCAGCGGTTTCAGCTAAACCACGCCTTCTAAGCAAATTAGGCAAATTAACTTCTTGCAACATATTGTTATAAGCAAGGTTTTGCATAGTGTTAGAACCTACGCCACGACCAGCTTCATTAGCAAAGTCGGTACGCATCATGTCAGCTTTAATGTTTTCTAATCTAGATATTTGTTGTTTAGACAACAAACCTTCTTTTTTAGCTTTTTCTAACTCATTAGAAAACCTATTAAGCAAAATAGATGAATCTTTATCCCTAGTTGCTTTGTCAGCAATATTAGAAATAGTTTCAAGCTGTTCTACAGGCTTAGACAATCTAGCGTATGTTTCCCTTGCTTTTTTATATTCAGGGCTAACTTTTGGATTTTCAATAAAAGCAAGCAATCTGTTTTTTGCGGCTTTTAAACCATCTAATTCAGCATTTGTAGCACCAGCATTATCTCTTTGAAGTTTTGCTTTTACTGCGTTAATTTCTTGATCTAATGCCATTTTGGTTTCGTGCAAACCTTTTAATGAACCACTAGGATCACCAATGTCATAACCTTTGTTTAAAGCATTTTCTTGGGCTTGGCTCATTGCTCTTTTAATAGCAGGAGTTTGAGCTAAAGAAGTAACTTGCGTTTTCATTCCAGCCGATAATTTAGAAAAGTCCATTGCTTTATCTAAAGCAGGAGTATACAAATCATCGCCTAATTGGGACCTTAAATCTTGATATTTAGCAACTCTAGTAGGTGACGCAATGTTTTCTAAAGCACTAGTACGGGCTACAGTATTTTGTGCTTGGCGTTGTGCCAAAGCGTTTGTGGCTTCAGGCGATGCGTTTAATGCGGCTCTTTGCATAGCGGCAAGACTAGGTACTCCAGCTACTTCTGCTACTGTAGGTTGAACACCTGCAACTAATTGTTGTGGATTTCTAAGGTTAGCAATAGCTTTTTCAGCATCGTTACCTGAAAATTGGCGTAAAGCACGGCCAAGAATAAGATTTCTACCAGCCTGATTAAACGGTTCTAAAGCGGCTTTGCCAGCACCATAAGCTGTGTTAACAACTTTTCCTAATAATGGTGTAGGAGCACCAATAGCCGCCCCTGTACCAGCATTAAACAATTGCTGTCTTAATAAAGCTAAGTCTTTTTTACCAGTTTCTTCAGGGGTCAATATACCTTGCGTTGCACCAATTCCAGCGGCTTGTGCGTAAGGGCTTAATTTAGTAAAACTTGGTATTACACCAATACCTTTAGACATAGCCATTGCAGGAGCAACAACACCAGCTACACGCCCTGTACCATACCAAACAGGGTTTTCTTCAGAATAAACTTGTCCTTGTTCGCCTAATTTTTGAGCAAGTTCACTAGTTCCTAAACGACCACCAGTAAGAATTTGAGCACCAGCAACGGCAGGATCAATAACAGACTTAGTAACACCAGCCAATAATGATTCAGTAGGGCGTGGTTCAGGCAATACATTTGTACGATTAATTCCTTGTGGCCTACCAACAGCCGCACCACCGCCAGTTTCACCAAATTGCGTATTTAAAGGTGCTCCTTCAGGTGACATAACCTGAACAGATCCTTTTGGTTGATACAGTTTTTGTGCTTGTGAAATAACATCCGCTTGAGAAGCACCATCAGGGCCTTCTAGCGTAATTGTTTGTCCATCAGGGGCTTGTACGGTGTATTGAGCCATAGTTTTATTTTGTAGGAGTGACGCTAATAATGTTCCAACTACCAGTATTTACTTGTGGAACTTCAAATTGTTGTCCAACATTAACTTTTGTTTTAGGTTGTTTAGGTGGCGTTGTTTGTATTTTTAAATCAGCATAAGGATCATAAATAATATTTTCAGGATCAATTTTGTATTTTGATGCAATATTAGAGTAGTAATCTTTTTGAGTATTAAATTGTTGTTGTTGGCTTTTAACCAAATCACCAGCAGATTGAATAAACTCAGTTCTTTGTCTATTACCTAAACGCTGACCATTTATTGTTTTATTGTATTGTGCTTTGATAGTTTCAGGTACGCCACGGGCATTTTCAGCAGTTGCATACTCGCCTTCTTTAACAGCAGAGCCAGGATCAAGAATTTTCATATAACCGTAAATTAATGACAAATCTCCAGCCGCAGTTTCGGGAGCAGATTCAATCTTACGATAGGCTTGACTGGTTGCAATATGTGGTTGTGCTTGAGCAAAAAATGAACTACGCAAACCTGATTCTTGTGGATTTACTTTTTCTTCACCAGTTAACGGTGCAGTAAATACAACTTTACCGCTAGAAGTAACCAAATTTTTTCCAACAGAATGTAATTTTTCACCACCTTTAGCAACAATTTGAACCGTACCATCAGGCATTTCTTTATAGCGTATAGCACCTTCTGAAAGATCAAATTCTTTAGGTGGAGCAAATGCTTGTGTTATAGCTTGTTGTCTTGCCCAAGCAGGTAAACGGGTATCCGTTGCGGCATTTATATGAGCCATTTTTGCGTTTGGTGGTACAGCGGCAACAGGAGCAACTTGTTTGTATGCAGGGTTTAAAGTCATATCAGGGCCATACATATCAGCAGTTGTTTGCTTTGTAATTTGACCTTGAGGATTATAAATTCCACCTTCTACAGCAGGTTTTCCTTGAAGATTTTGTAAATAATCAGCTAATCCAACATTTTCGCCTTCACGAATAGCTTTAGCTAAATCAATTTGTGCTTGATCACCTTTTTCAATAGCTCTTTGACCAAAATAAACATTGGCTAAATTAGCAAGATTTTGTGTAATAGATGGGGCAACATAATGTCCACTAATCATTTGACCTTGTGGCTGTTCCATGCCTTTTTGCATAAGCATTTCAGCCATTTTTTGTTGGCGTAAAATCTGTTGCTGTTGCAACATCTGTTCGGGGGTAAGCGTTCCAATATCAGCTTGCATAATTAAAACTCCTGTGCCGCTAACATTCTACTTTGTGGAGAATACATATCCGTGCCATATTTCTGTGAAATGTCATATTGGGTAAATGGGTTATATGTGCTTGCACCACCCATTTGTGCATCTTTGGCGTTTTGATCCATTGGTTTTTTTGGATCTTTATCACGCAACATCATTGCCAAAGCAAGTTGATTTACGCCAGCACCGCTTTGCGTTTGACCTGCTTGATTAGCCAATTGATTTTGCTGTGCAAGAGCCGCTTGTTGGTTAGATTGTTGTTGACCAAAGTTTGCAAATACAGGGCTTAATCCGCCAAGATCCTGCATTGGTTGACCTTGAAGAATATATGGGTTCATAGTAATCCGTAATCTACGACTTTATAGCCGTCATTTAAGGTTTTAACTGCGTAAGGGTAAACCTGCTCTACTTCTTGAGCCATGTAACCGTAATGAACGCCTTTGCCAGCTAATTCATGGTCTTTAAACTCAGGCTTATATTCGTATTTGTAAACAGTCAAACCGTTTTCAGCTACACCAATGACTTCAATGTTTTCTTTAGTGCGAATATCGGATATTAAAGCCGCACCGCCAAGACTAAATAAACCTTGTGTCATTTGATTGTTAGCGGCATTTTGAGCATTAGATGCGGCTAAATTGGCGTTGTAACCCATTTGCGTTGCACCCAAAATATCAGGCCCAGCAGTATTAGCTTGTTGAGCAGAATTTACAAAACTAGGGCCTTGTACCTGTGCTCCTGATCTAACAGCGTTTAATGTATTTAATGGCTCGTTACGCAGGTATGCTTGTTCTTGCAGGGCAGATTGACGGGCTTGTTGACCGATGCCAAAACCTTGAGTAGTTGCGGCCGCCAGCAAGTCATTTTCTTTCATGCTTTGAGTTTGCATTGCTCGTTTGTATGCTTCTGAACCTACGGGTATACCCGAATTAGCTAACTGAGTGTTTAATGCTTCACGACTTTGAAGTATTTGGGGCTGAAGTCTTTGCATATAAGCATCTTGATAGCTTTGGCTGGGATTAAAACCAGTTGTCGGCAGTTTGCTGGTATCAAACGGGGTGTCAAGCATATTGTTGACATAACCTAAGCCTTTGCCAGTTAATTTACCAAGACCTAAACTGGCTTGGTTTTGATAATCTAATAATTGTTGTTGTGCAGGAGCAAGAGATTGGGTAGCTGTCCATGTAGGATTGCCATAAGGGTCTTGACCGCTAATGGTGTAATCTAAATTACCGTAAGGTGTAACTTGGTTTACACGGTTTGCGGCTGTGGCGGCTCTTGCCGCATCTAAATTACCTGCCGCAGTTTCTTTTGCCGCACCCGAATAATCAGGTGGTGGTGGGGCACTAGCTGACTTTCCCATATCTTTCTCCTAAAAATCTACATTTGTCTTTTGACATTACAAAAAACAACAAATCTCCAGTAGGAAAAACATCAAGTAATCGTGCTTGTTCCTCAAACCCCAATTTCTTAACAAATTCTACCGACTTGTCGTTACTACTAACTACTGGGGCAATAATTTTATCTACCCCTAATTGTACAAAAGGATAATCAAAAATGGTATGTAAATATTGCTTATTTAGCCCTTTTTCAAGATAAATATGGCAAGTTACCGATTTTTTATTAAAGTCCTCATACCAAACTACCGATTCTATTTCATCTGTTACCCAACCAATTGTGCTTGAATTTTCAGGTGTCCATACCATGTTTAACTTTTGGGCAATAAATGGGCCTAATAAGTCTTTATCAAAACATAGCACTACAGAACTCCACCTTTTTCCATTACATAATCGGTTGATGCCCAATGAAACTCTATTCCTTGCGATGCCACATTCAAGTTAACCGAACCAGCAAAACCTGTTCCAGTCACGCCCTGCCAAAACTTAGTGGTAGTTAAACCACCACCCCAGTTAGCTTGATCCCACTTGGAACTGTCCCAAATACCTGTGTTAGTAATGGAAGGATTAAAAGCTATCTGATTGGTTAATGGTTGTGTGTCAAAATCGGTGCTAATACCGCATAGAACGGTCGGTAAGCCGTTATCGGTCTGTAGGATAGGGCGTACTAGCGTAAAGCGTTTTAACTGCCCCCTGCTATCAAAATACGAATAGGCTTGCTGTGCAGTTGCAACAATATTAGCCCCTGCATCTGAAGTTTGAGCATAAAAATTCCCTACAAATCCGCTAGAACCAAAGTAAATCTTGTTATCGGCTGATACTTCCCAGCAAATAGCGTTAATTCCTGTAAATTTAGCCCATGACTTAGTAATCGTGTGCATTACATATTGATCGTACCCTGTGCCAGTAGGTATGTTTAAAATCAACATATTTTCACTAGCAAAATAGTTAATCTGCCAACCAAACTGGTTGTAATAACTGGTTGCCGCTTGGCTTACAGCGTAATAAATCTTGTCGGTTAGGTTTACACGGGGGTCAAGGCGTGATGATTGCAGGGCGGCAGACATTGGCACTAAACCGTCTTGGGTTAATAACAATAAGTCACCACCATATTTAAAGAAACAGCGTCTTGCAAAAGTTTGACCCATTTGCCATACACCAACTTCACTCCAAGCATTTGCATCACTAGGGTTTGTACCCTTGTAAACCATGACTTCGCCCATACTTGTAACAAAAGCGGATAAATCATCTACGCCATAACCAGCATCTAAAGTCCAAGTACCCATCGCTTGCAAGAATCCGCCTGAACGGGCAATAGCACCTAAATTAAAGTCTAAAGCTGTGCCACCAATGGATTGCACAGGCAAATACCAAAATGTCATGCTGTCTTTTTGAACAAAGAACAGCCTGTTTTGGCACATATTGATGTTAATTAGGGTATTGCTGTTTACCCCTGCAATACCGATTACTGTGTAAATTCCGACTACAGTTGCATTTGCCGCAGGTGCGGTAAGCATTGTGTAGGTAAAGGTGGTCGTTCCAGTTACGGTAATGTAAAAAGTACCGCTGTAATTGGCTTCCGTAGTTCCTGAAACGCTAACCCGATTACCCGTTGCTAAACCATGTGCGGTTGCAGTAGTTACGGTAGCTGTTAGGTTGCCCGAGCCACCTCTTGTAATAGTGCTAATAGCGGCCGCTGTAGTGGTGGTAGCCATCTTGTACCAGCGTGTACCGTCATAAATAATGGCAGGATCAGCACCATTTACAGCTAATAGAAAATGTCCACCAGCAGTCGTAATCATGCAATGCTGAAACCTGCTATTAGTTAAACCAGTTAATACAGAAGAAGCTGTGGCAGATGATGCGTTATAGATAGTGCCGTTAGCAATAGCAAATAGCGTGTTTGTGCCATCTGCATTAGCGTAATTCATTAAGGTTTCTACATTACCTGTAATGCCAATAGAAGCCTTTGAATAGCCTTTTCTTAAGGTTACATCGGTAGGTGTAGGAAAGAAATTAACCAATTGCACCGCATCAAGCGGTTGCATTTCGGCTAACGAATCCCTAGCGTTCCAGCCCCCAATAGGAGCGGCTAGAGAAGCGGTTGTGGCGGTAAACTTCTTAGCGACCGCCATTATTAAGACCCGTAGCCAGTATCAGGGATATTTGCCCAGCCAATCAGCACGGCACTTGGAGCAGGTGCAAATGATAGGGTAGCAGAGCCTTTATCGTTAGCTTTGGCTATTGATAGGTAACGCATATAGTCTTGTTGCAATGCAGTAGTATCAAAAGACTTAATTTGAAAGTATTTGAGTTTAGTCAGCAAAACAATGATTGCGTCATCTAATACGGATGTATCAGTATCAACCGTAAAGCTGTTTTTTACAGCATCAGCGGCACTTCTTACCCAGCCCTTTGAACGGTATTCAAAGCCTAAATATTCTTGGGTGTTATATGGTGGCCATATTTCAAACTTGTTACCCAAGATTCTCCAACGAACTCGTGGGCCTGTTGAAATATAACCTGATTTAAGCCATTGCCATTGTTGTGCGTCTACTGGGCCAAGCATCTGCCAATGGCGGGTTTTGTCCCAAGAAGTATTGTCTGTAATGGTTTCGTAGTCAGCAGGTAGGGGGTAAATAGTTCTACTGAATGTAACTGTACCGCCAACGGATGTTGCTGAAGATTTTTGAGTAGTATTTAGGCTAGTTGCACCAAGAACTGTATCAACATAAGTATCTTGTGGAACGCTTGTTCCCACAATAGAATAGTTGCTATCAAGACCTGCGGTACTAGGAATGTTGGTAAGTAAATAAGATCCACTCGTAGTATCACAGGTAGTAGTTACATAAGTTGTGTAGAAACGATATTCCAACTCCAATGCTTGCCAGTCGTGTTCCTTGATTAAGTCATAACCAGCACGGTTCATTAACGCAAGAATTTGTTGCACATCTTGGTTCGTGTTCCCTGCTACATAAGTAGGCACGGCTAGGTTAAGTTCAGCGGTGACTTGCTGTACCAATTCAAGCATTGTTGCTGACATATTAGGCTTCCTCTGTGGCTTCCGCTTTGCGTTTACGGGGTTTCTTTTCACCAACAGCGGCAAGTATAGTTGCCATTTGTTCCTGCAT